ATAACCTCGGGACGCTGTGTAAAAATCTGTCCCAAACTTTCGGGACGATCTGGATCAAAATCCCTTATCAATGAAAACTTTGAAGCCTCCAACTCATTGAGAGGTTGGCTAGCTTTTTTATATGCCAGACGAGCATCTTTATATGTTTCAGATGCATTTTCTAAATGCTTTTGTAGTTTCTTCTTTGTTTTGGCTAATAATCTTGCCTCATTTGGTCCTGCTGCAGCAATTTTATCGCTTAGGATACGTCTAGCTTGATCCAAAATCTCCAAGGAATTGTCTGGCAGTTTGTCATTGTCGCCGAACTTCTTAACCGTGCGAATCGCCGACTTTAATGATTTATCTTGAGCTATAAGGCGATCAAGTTGAAACGAAACAATGTTTTTAGCTTCTGAACGCGCTTTGTCATACAGCAGCTTTGCTTCTGCGCTTCTGCCTTCGGTAATTTTGTCAACAATGCTTTCAGCTGCTTCAATAAATTGCTTTGTGCCGCGAGTAGGACTTACAGGTAGCGCAATCCTATCAAGCAGTACATTGATTCTGCTTTCAGCTTCAGCGGCGCGGCCCTCAATCGCCTTGCCAGCATAGGTTACCCCACCCGGACTAATGGTAGTACGCTTTGCCGATTGGTACACTGCAGGGCTTTGCACTGCTTCTGGTAAGAACAATGGAATACCTTCTGCCTCTGCTCCCAATGCGCGAGCAATAGCGGTGTCAATATCGCCTAGTGTTCCCTCTGACAGTTTTTTTGCAACTACAATGTCTGCAGGACTAATGCCAGCAACGGTACCGCTTGGAATGTTCATTGCACCGCGCTCTGACGCAAGAGGCAATGACCTAGCGTTAGCTAATGCTTCAACTAATCGCTGCTTAGTAAATCCTGCCTCTGCTAGCTTGCCGCCTACATAGGATGTAGCACCACCTAACGTTTTGGCTAATATGGGCGTACCAATGCCGCCAATAGCGCCGCCCATTAAGCCACCGACTAAGCGGTTTGATAACTCTTCCTCTGCTGGTGTTGCCATCGTAGGCTCTGCAGCACCAGCTCCTTGTAAAGCTCCTTGCGCTGCGCCAATGCGTGCCAATTGAAAAACTGTGGGGGATATTTCCGCTGCTGTTTGTCCTAAAAGCAATTCGCTTCCCAAACCAACAGCTTTAGTAGCTGGTCCAGTCAATGCCAGCGGCAAAATGCCTCCAGCGACACTTCCCGCTAAAGATGCATACGGGGATTGTTGGGCTAGTGTCTGCCCCATTGTCCCATATTCCCGCATAATTTCTGGATATGTTTGTGGGCTTAAACTAGCTTCTAGTCCTGCTGCGGCTTCACGTCCAAAGCCTAACGCCAATGCATCAGCAAGGTTGCTGCCAAATGCCAATCCTGTATCCAAATAACCAAGGCGACTTTTCTGTGCATCAATTGCAGCTTGTCGCGTAGCATTTTCAGCTGTTAGCTGACTGAGTAACGCCTGCTTTTGCTCCGGAGGGAGCAAAGCTGGATTGGCAGGAGTATAGTTTAGTGGCTCTGCACTAACGCCTCCGCCATAACCCATGATATCTGTCATCAGCGCGTCTAACTCACCTGCCACTTTGACCGCCTTGATAAATACCTTGCGCCTCAGTCTGTAATGCCCTAATCCGTTGTGGATCGGTTATTCCAGATTGCAACTCGGCTTTAATCTCACGCATGCGAATAACTTTTGGATCGTCAAAAGAAGTACCTACCGTTCCCTGTTGCCCGTAGTAAGTGCGCCCAAGTTTTTCCAAATTAAAATCAGGCAATCCCAAAGCCTGTGCTTGCTTCAACGTATTATTCACTTGCGTGTTGTATGCCTGCCCAACCATTTGAGTAATTACGTTGGAAGCCTGTACCATTTCTGCAATTGCTTGCGGAGATAGCCGAGGCTTGCTAGAAGCAAAATTGCGAATAAATTGTTGATATTTGTCAGCCGCACTTTGCTGATCTGCGGTTTGAGTATACTCACCTAACGTAACCGCACTGTCAGGATCAGAGGCTTTCTTAGAAAAAGTAATCATCGCATCAATGTTGGCGCGAGTAGGATTGGCAGCTAAAGCCTGAATGGTTGCGTTAAAACGGCTAAGTTTATCGTAATCCTTAACAACTTGTTTTTGAGTAAATTTGTCTGCAAAATCAACGGCTGTTTTGTCTTGCTGCGATTTTATTGCTGCGTTTCTTCCAGGCGCGTCAATCTCTTCTTTAATCTTTTGCTGCCTTTCATACAGATCCAATTCCTGCTGTTGCCTTGGTGTTAATCCCCCACTATCAACCCCACCCATCATGGCGCCATACTCGCCCTGCAAACTCTTAGGTATATAACCTTCCTTCATTCCCGCAACCAACAAAGCATCCCGCAAACTTTGTTGACGGTCAGTAGCAGCTGCCTGGTTCTGCAAAATGTTCATTTTCAACTGTGCCCCAATCTGACGAAGCGGCGCTGCATCTTCTTGAGCGAGGATAGTATCCAAGGATTCCATGTTTGGGGCTTTAAGCGCCTGGGTAATGTAAGGCTGCAGAGCAAGGTTTTTCTCCATTGCTGACTGCTTAGCCTGATACCCAAGCAATCCAGCAACTAAGTTAGCACCTAACCCAATGGCTAGGTTTTGCTGCCAGCTGCTATAAGGGTTCATCAGCAACGGGCTGCTTTGCGCCAAGCCCATTGCACCAATGCCCCAAGGTGTTTCACCGGGCGCTACATTCAATCCAGTTAATGCTTGAGTTAAGGTATCAGCCATATTTACCTCATTAACCCGCTAGTTATTCCAGCGCCAATACCACCAGTCAAACTATTAACAAATTGGTTGCCATAGTTTGTACCCTGTTGAGGGTTTCCATACTGTTGCATCAAAGCTGCATTTGCAGCATCACGCTGCGCCTGCGCTCGTATTTGTTCAGCTTGTACGGATGCACCAGATGACATGCGTTGCATTTGTAGCTGTGCTTGCCGATCCTTTTCTCGCTGTTGCGCGTCCTGTGTAAATGTCATCGGAACCTGCCAACCAGGCTGCATAGTTTGTGCAACTGCCAACGGATACTGCAAGCCTTGCATATATTGTCCAAAGCCTTGCTGCTGTGACTGCATGCCTAGCTGATATGCCTGGGACTGCGCCGACAACCGTGCATCGTTTTGTGACCGTTGCATAGCTTCATATTGCAGTTTGTATGCATCACTGTTTGGATCAATTCCTTGAGACATCATCTGCTGCTGAAAATCTTGGTTCTGCCGTGCAAACTGCGGATCCATCTGACGGTTAAATTGATCCATTACACTAGCTTGGGCCTGCTCTAGTGCCTGCACGTATCCCTGCTCCGGGGCTTTGCCATACAAAGCATACGTATTAAATTTACCTGCTAGATCACCTGCACGGTTCATGGCGTACATGCTTTCCATCCTCATTTCATCTAAGCGCCGTTGCTCGGTCTGCCTTCTCCATTGTTCTTCAGTAATCAAATCCCGTCGCGGGCTTGCAGCATTGCCACCACCAGATCCCGAATTGCCACCACGCCCCCGATTGCCTCCAGCCCCTTGAGTGGCAGGGTTCCCATGGCTTTTGATAATGTTACCTTGTGGATCTCTCCAGCGCCCTCGGCTAACTCGTGTATAGGCATCAGCTTTCAATGTAGCCGATGGATCGTTCTTCATTGCCGTTTGACCTGCTTGTGGTGCCATAAGTTATACCTGCCCGCCTAGATCGTACCGTATTTCAAAGCCAATAATTTGTAACGGGGAATTTTCCAAAGTCCCACCAAACCGAATAGCTGCACAATGCCCTTGCCCCTTAGCAGAGTACCTATCGTAAATGTACTCAACGTCAGCAGACCACGCGCTGCCCCACGGACTACCCCAAGCAGTAAAAGTACCGCCAGATGTAGTGCTAGTGGTGATAACTGATTGCCGCTTAAAATCAGTGTCTAGTCCCAATGCAACTTGCGTACCTCGTTTGGCCTGAAGTAGTGGGCGTATATCAACAAAATGTTTAAAATTGCCTCTGCTGCCATAGAAACTAAAAGCACTACGTAAAGCATAGCTGATCGCGCCTCCCGTGTAGGTGGATGTTTTGGCATCGGCATAACCAGTCTCACCTTGCCAGACAATGCCGGTAGATGAGCCATAAAATGGAAGCGTGTTAAACGTATCGCTTGATTGGCAATCGGTATCTTGGTTAAGCGCAAACAGTGTCCACGCTTTGGAATCAATTGAGTACACCAAAAACCTGCAACCTGTCCCTGACGTTGGTACTGTGAAATACACACGCCTACCGATAGGCCAGTAAAATCCAGTCCATAGGTTACTAAAAGGAGTTATTTTAGCGTATGCAGAGATAAGCGGGTTAATTTTTTGGGATACTACGTTAACTGCTTGCTCTGGGTCCAACTGAAACAAAGCAGACAATGGCACCACACCCTGCTCGGTGAGAATCCAAACATCATTGTTAACGTTAACGAACGCACTACGCCCAAGCGGTTTACCAATAAAGAAATGAGCAACTGGTTTATACTCGGTATCATCAGGCGATTTGCCTTGATACAAAAGAATTTCCCCCTCTGTGCTTATTGCATATTGGAGATCATCAGTAGTGACATTGGCTAGATTAGTGTAGCTACCAGTAAAACAAAGTGATCCACCATTACGCATGGCGTGAGTAAAATCACGCGACTTAAGTACCGGCGCTCCCGTTGTAAATGTTTCCCCAACCGGGGAATCCACATACCACATTTTCATGGATTGCTGTTCTACGAAATATAATCGCTCCCGGTAGGACGAAACGCTAATTAGATCCGTTAATGCTAACCCTACTCCGCTTCCTGTTATGTTAGCAGCTATGCCTGTACCGCTATAAACCTGCGGGGTATCAATTCCATTGGTCAGGTAAATTCTGTCAGCAAACAGCTCGTAATCCCAATACCCGGAACTGTACCCACCAACCTTACTAATGTTTGTAATGACGCCACTTTCATCTATGGCAAATAGTTGGGTAGCTTGCCCAACAATCAATTGAGAAGTGCCATCAGCTAATGGCATCTCCTTCATAAACTGGATTTCTCCAGCTACGCCACCACTAGCGGTTGCAAGGTTAGCGAATTTCTCGTATCCCAAGCGCACTGTTGGCGCTCCAGCACCGGGAAAGATGTTGGTAAGTTCCAAGGCACAAGCCGGATCCATATTGTCAATTGGACTAACTAAGTCCAATCCCAATGATGGCGGCGGCATTGTGTAACCTTGAAATGGCATTAAACCTACCTACCCCTATTCAACCACTGCCCTGGGGAATAACTTGGTCTTGGCCCTGCATATCCCGGCATTACATTGGTGTTTTGAGGCAAATTATAATTATACCCAAAAGACCCATATATTGGGTTCTGCGCTTGATTTATATCATACCCACCCGATCCCATCGGGGAATACACATCCCTTGCAGGTCCTTTGCCGTTCGGATATCCAGGCTGCTGCACCATGTTGTTATACATATCCGTTGCATAGCCCTGTGCAGGATTGCGGTTAGGCTGGTTAGGCATAGCCCTTCCACCCGGACCTGTTAGTTGTCCTTGCGTGTTGCGATACTCACCCGGAGACAGCCGTGTTAGTGGTCCACGATCTCCCTGTGGTCGCATAGGGTCGGCTATGCGGTCAGGATAGGCTTGGGGCATCCCCATCCTATCTGGTCCTTGCGGGAAGTTTGGATTGTTATACCTTATCAGGTTGTTTGACTGTCCGGTCCTTTCATCAAAGTTTGGATTGCCTCCAGCGTAGGCTTGCCCACCAAGACCTGCAGCAATGCCCGATCCAAGACCTCCAACAACATTTGCTGGCATCCCCTGGCCGTATGACATTTGTTGAGCTGCTTTTTGTGCTTGATACTGAAGACTTGCATTTTGAGAAGGATCTTGCTTTTGTCTATACATGTCCTGATCGTACTGCTTCAATGCTGCATTGCCTTCAAATGTTCTTATACCCTGTCTTGTAACTTCCTCTGGCGTTTGCCCACGGAATGGCTGCCCCATGCCCTGCTGTGCCTGCTGCATTGTTGCTTGCCGGTTTTGATAGTTAGCCTGGTCAAACTTTTTTAGACCTTGGCTACCCTGCTCGGCTCTTATAGCTGCCCGCTGGGGAGATACCTGCATTGCTGATCGTGGCATTGGCTTCATACTATCATTCCTTCAGTTACAAATTACTTACCTTGTGATGGCTCTAGTGGTTTGCCTGGACGTTGCAAATACGCCTGATCCAAAGCATCCCGTAAACTTTTGGCTTTAATCATTTCACCTGTATCAATTCGGTATAGTCCAGGGGATACACGCAATGCGTTACCTTCTTCTGGACGAATTGGAACTGCAGCAGAACTTGCAGCAGGGATAGCATTTTCTAGTCCTGAGTTTGATTGTCCTGAGGGAAACTGATTAGCCAGAGACATGTAGGTGTCGTACTGTGCCTGGCTTATATTGTTTTCATCAAATTGCTTTTGTGTGCTTGCCTTGATTACATCCGAAGTAATGCCTAACTGATTGGCAAAGTGAAGCACGTTATTTTTAGCAATTCCGTAGTCATCCCCCGCATTGCTTTGAGCTGCGCGAGAAAACAGTAGGTTCACATTTGACTTATTTTGGCCGGTTAATCCCATGCCCGTTACCATCGCATCGGTTAGGGCAACAGTGTCGTTGTAAGAAGGAGTATCTACTATGCGCTTATCAAACTCTTTCCAGCTTAAGGGCTTGCCATCCACGCCAAAATCAAACTTGCTTCCATCAGCAAGCGTACCTAGATATTTATCGTCAAGAATACCCGCATCTTTCATGCCAGCGCGAACTTGATCGCGCTCCAATTGAGCCCCCCCTTTGCCACTGGACATCATTTTCCCAATGCTGCGCTTGCCCATAAAACGCAAAACGGTATTAGGTAAAAATCCCGTGACCATGTTTACGCCTTGATTAGCCCAATCTTCTCTTGTCCCTTTTCCTCTTAAAATATCTTTTCCACCAGTTTCATAAGCATTACTTAGCGTCAGTGCTCCTAATGCAGCTATGCCTAATGGCGCGGCAAATGCTCCAAGTCCTGCGCCTGTAGCTGTAGTTCCTGCTCCAGCGCCAGCAGCACCAGTCCCAGTAGCACCAGCAACACCAGCACCTCCAGCTCCAGCAGCACCCAAACCAGCCGCCGAACCTCCAGCAGCTCCGGCAGTTCCAGCTGCTCCTGCGGCTCCTGCGGCTCCAGCAGCAGTTCCACCGGCTGCAGCAGCTCCGCTTCCAAAAAGTCCTCCTAAATAGCTCCCACCAACCATTCCCGCAACAGTTCCAGCCGTCCCAATCAAGCCTGCAGTTTGCTGTTGCCCCGCTCGCTCCTTAGCTTGCTCTTCGGGAGTTTTAGGAGGTCCAAAGTTTTGTACTACGGCAGCATACGCATCCTGACTACGGACACCTTGCCCGATCAGTGTCATGTAATACTGCTGTGGCGTCATTCCAGATTGAGGAGGAGGTAAAGCCATTAGATCCAAGTCCCAAATACAGCAGTTCCACTACGCGCAAATAGTTCTGCCCTAGTGTGCCCGCCAGCGTAAATTATTTTACCTGGATTCTGCTTGCTAAAATCCTCATTGGCTTGCACCAAATACCTTGGCTGAATGTTATCCAGCCCATGTATTTCAGCAAACCGCTCCAGCATGCCCATCTCAAGTGTTTTCTCGTTAAAAAGGGATATGTCAGTATCCGCAATAAACGCTTTGTAGGAACCTTCGTAATAGGTCCAAGTAACGCCGCCATCTGAGGCGCTACCGCTTGTATGCGTAGGAGGAGTAGCTCCACTAATGCCGCCTGCTGTGGTTGTGTAATAATTGCCGTTATAAAAAGTGTATGCAGCTGCGGCATATGACGTTGCAGTCACCCACGTTGCAGGACGAACTCCACGGTCAGCAATGTATTCAAAGATAATTATCTGCCCATTATTAGCTGCTGAAGGTGTTGGGCTAATAAGCAATTCACTATTGGTAACGCCCCTGATTTGAAACCGCTGATAAACTGTAGTGTTTAACCCGTAGCCACGAATTTCAGCGTATTCCTGTTCGCTCATTGGACCAAGAACGCGCCAGCGGGTTGAGCTATTCCAAAACGTTTCGTAATGGTAATAGCTAAACGCCGCTGGCAACTGATAGGTAGCTTGTCCCGCAACAAGTGTGAATGATCCGCTGGCATACAACTTGGGCCAGGGATACATATCCATCAACTCATTGTTTATCCGTTGTGCAATTGTACGCAACTGTTTCGTAGTCGTTTCGGTTGAAGTCATTATGGTTGACTCAACCGAGTACCCAGCTTCATTAGCGACATTTGTTACAACGGTTGAAAGCGTCATACTTTTCTTGGGCGTCCTCGTCGCTTAGGGGCTTCAGCTAGTTCATTGTCTAGTGATTCCTCACCTTTGTCAGCCTCAAATTCTACAGGCTCAAAATGGCGCACTGGCGCTCTCTGAGGTCGCAGATCCGTTCCTTCCAGGCCCTCAATGCGCTGCAGCATAAGCTCCAATTGGTACTCCAACCGTGCTGTGCGAGTTTGCTCACGATCTAACAACTGCTTTAGTTTAGTAACCTCAAACTGAGACGAATTGGCAGCAGCTAGCCAGTCATGCGCCATTTTTACAAACTTGGACAAAGGCCCTAGTTTACGCTTTACCTCATCGGATGCCTCTCCTGACTGCTCAACAGTGCGGAAGCCAATATGCTGCAGCTCGCGCATAGCCGAACCATTCATAAGCGGCCATTCAGATAGGGGAGTCCCGCTTTCAACAGGCGTGTTGCCTACCTGGAAACCTGCATAAAGCTCCGGATATTCCGCAACGTCCTGCGGCTCAATGCGCCTAACCGTCTCATCACCACCCGGCCACTGAATAGAAATGCTGGGAATTTCATCAAAAATAGGACGGCCAGCTTGCGCGCTTTTTTCTCTATTCTCGTTATAAGCATTAAAGAATTTTACGTTTGCACCTGAGTACCGCTTTTTAGGAGCGCCCACACCCATGATGCTATTCCAATCAATCGTAGCCATTTGTTTCCCTCATAAATGTCCCACCTCAAGATT